AAGAAAATAGACCTGTCATTGCCCTTGATTTCCCTGAATTCTCAGACGTAAAAGATTTTCTCGAAAAATTTGACCCGTCAGAACAATTGTATATTAAACTAGGAATGGAACTTTTTTACACGGCTGGACCCCAAGTCGTTTACTATGTAAAATCGCTCGGCCACAGTGTATTCCTTGATTTAAAACTCCATGATATTCCAAATACTGTTGAATCCTCAATGCGTGTTTTAGCACGTTTGGGAGTAGATATGGTTAATGTTCACGCCGCTGGTGGTGTTGAAATGATGGTCGCAGCTAAACGCGGTTTAGAGGCTGGAACGCCAGTTGGACGGCAAAGGCCAAAATTAATTGCGGTCACACAATTAACCTCAACTTCTGAGGAAATTATGCAAAATGACCAAAAAATTATGACTAGTCTTGAAGAATCGGTTATTAATTACGCACAAAAAACCGCTCAAGCAGGACTTGACGGTGTCGTTTGTTCGGCACATGAAGTTGAAAAAATTAAAGCAGCGACATCGAAAGAATTCATTTGTCTCACACCAGGAATCCGCCCAGAGGGTGCAAGTAAAGGCGACCAAAAACGAGTAATGACACCTAAAGAAGCAAGAACAATTGGTTCAGATTATATTGTTGTCGGCCGTCCAATTACCCAAGCAAAAGATCCAGTAGCTAGCTATCATGCGATAAAAGCAGAATGGACTTAATACATAGTTTTTTAGAAAATTAAAAATTAAGTATGATAGTAATTTCATCAGAAGTAAGTAAAATCTTGCTGATGCATGTTTTTACTATCTTTTTTTGTTGTTCATAATCCATTGTTCTTATGTCCCCTGATTTCAGTAATTCTAAAACTCGATTATTTTTATCGTGATTTATTTTACCTTCTTTGTTTTCATTCAATTGATTTTCTAACTGTTTTTTTACCCCTAAAAGATTTTTAACATTCTTTTGAAGTTCAACTTCATCAATATAATCATTTCTAAAAAGATAGTTTTCTTTATCAATTTTCTTATTTACAGATTGTAGCTCTTTTTTAACCGCTTCAAAATTAAATGCCTCTGATTTATCAAGCGATAAGAATTTTTTCAACTCAGTTTCTTTAGTTGGTAAATTAGCAAGATATTCAATAACATGCTCTTCTAAATCTAATCTATGATAATATCCAGAGTCACATTTTTTCTGATTATCAGATAGGCGCTTTCTATAATCCTTTCTCCTTACACATTCATATCTTACAGCTGAAGTCCCATCTAAACGCTTGGGACCAGTTAAAGATGTGATATGTCCGCCACAATATCCGCATTTAAGTAGACCAGATAGCATATATTTAGCACGGAATGGTCTAGCTACATTTGTTAGTTCAACTTGCTTAATTTGGCGCTTTTTTAACTCATCTTGTACCGCCCAAAAAAGGTTTTCGCTTATTATTTTTTCATGCTCTTGTTCGTAAGTTTTACCTTTAAATTTACCCTTAGCAATATAAACGGTATTTTCAAGCATATTTCTAATTGTACTGAATGGCCATTTTCCTTTTCTTGAAGAATATCCTTTTTCATTTAATTCTTGACGGATTGTAGCCACACTTTTCCCACCCATATAATCAGTAAATATTTTTTGAACAATTTTGGCTTCTTGGGGTACAATTTCAAGGATGTCTTGACCAGGAGTCCTTTTATATCCATAAGGAGGGGTTGAGAAAGCCATCGTTTTTCCTGATTTTGCACGTCCGAGCCTTCCTAATGCCATACGTTCTGTTATTGTTTTTCGTTCCATTTCAGCAACCGCAGCAAGAAGAGTGAAGAAGAACTCTCCCATAGCGTCAGATGTATCTATTTTTTCGTTTAGTGATACAAATTCAATGTTATTCTTTTTGAAAACTTCCTTGATTAAATATAAATTATCACTTGTACTTCGAGAAAGACGATCTAGTTTATAAACTAAAATTGTGTTAAAAGTGTGATTTTCCGCATCTCTAAGTAATTTTTTCATAGCTGGTCGTTCTATGGTACTTCCAGAAAAACCTGCATCAGTATAGACTTCTGAGACTTCCCATCCCATTATTTCGCAATATTTATTCAGCTTATCTTGTTGTTCTCCGATGGAATAACCATCTTCAGCTTGGCTTAGTGTGCTGACTCGGCAATAGATTGCTACTTTTTTCATTGTTTTTGTACCTCATTTTTGTTAAAATAAGTACAGTAAAAATGCTTCATTTGAAGTGTTTATACTGTATATGATATTTAATCCGCCCCTCGTCGCCAAACTTGGGCGGATTTTTTTTATTATCCTCGTATTTCTATTTGTTTATCTCCAGGTAACCAAACAGCCATATTGCCACCGTCTTTATATTTTATATAAAAATAAGGTGGTTTTTTTATTTTCTTACTATTTGAATTGGTCCATATATCAAAACTCTCTTGATATATATCTAACGCATTATTTGCGAATCTTTGCTTATCATTGTTTGAATAAGATTTATATTCATTAGGAATGTAAAGAAACATAGAAACAGCTCCTCCAGCTTCAAAATTCATTGTATTTGAGTTTATTAAAAATTTATTATTATCATTTGATACCATATCATTATTTAAATATGATTCAAAACTTTTGTTATAATCAACGTTCAACTTGTTGTCAGTTTCAGCATCTATCTTTTTCTTAGCTGTCTTGTCAGCACTTGTCTTTTTAGAAGAACTAGTTCGTTCTGTTTTGTTCGAATCAGAAGACTTATGGTCATCGTTAGGAGCAGTAAATCCTACCACAAAAAATGCAATAAATGATACTGCAAGAGAAATTAATGCAAATTTTATTTTCTTTTTAACAAAATAAAAAATCATTGTTCCAAAACTTACTACCATAATGATAGCGAAAAAATTAGTCATATTTACTCCTACCTAGCTTTTAACGAGGTTCGATATGTTGCTCGTAAATTTCAAAAAATTAATTGTGATTGATTATCAATAGCGATTTGTTCCATTTCCTGAGCTGCCATATCGTAAAATTCTTTTACAGATAATTTGAAGCGTGTTAGAAATCGTTCAGGAGTGTAGTAACACGCATGATAGTCTATTTCTTCTAAGTAATCAATTGCTTTGCAATGTATCATGAATCTGTTTGCCTTAGCTTCATTAATAACATGTAGCTGTGAGGAAGTTAGCTTAGTCAAAGTAGTCCCTTTTATTTTATGGCCACATTCATGTAGAGTAATGATTTCCATTTGCTCATCAGATTCAATCGTACCATCAACAATAATCGCACCGTTCTCTCCGTATTCAAAAGCATAAGGGAGATAGTATCCTCCACCATCGAGAGGAGAGGTCGAAAACACCAAAGGTATTCCTATCTCATCAAGTATTTCTTTATAATTCATAAAATCTCCTGTCATGATTTTATATTTTAGTCTTTAGGTTTAGCTTCCATGTATCCTTTAATCATGGCTTTGATTACTTCTTTATCATGATCAGTCATAGGTTGTCCATTATACGCTTCGGCGCTTCCTAACATCCGGTCAACATCTTTTTCATTGAACGGAGAGTCAGAGAGTCCAATAAGATAGTCAGTTGAAGTTCCAAAGAAAGTAGCTAATTTTTCAAGGGTTGCCCCATTAGGAATATTTTTCTTCCACCTGTAAGTTGTGTTTGTTGAAAGTCCAAATTTTTCTTCAAATTCTCCAACAGTCATTTTCCTTTTATCCAAAAGGAATTTTACTCGGTCATAAACCGTCATTTTGCACCTCCAAAAAGATACAAGAAAAATCATTAATGTTTTTTAATAGAAAAAACTTGACATTATTAAAAAACATTAGTATAATAAATCTTGTAGAAATGAGTTAAGTTTCTAGTTAAGTTTTCAGTTAATAAAAATACTTCACAAATACAATGAACCGAGCCGCCAAGCAAGTTTATAAAGTAATTGTTAAGTCTTTTAACTATGCTATCATTCTAATGTTTTTTAATAAAAAAGTCAAGAACTAAAGCATAAATTATTAATAAAAAATATTTAACTAGATTCTTAATTGAATTCTTTATCAAAAATAACAGCAGAGACAACTACTCGGACGGTGTTAGTACGGCAGACGGAAATCTAAGTCAATGAGTGAAGCAACTTGTTATTAATTATTTTATAGAGAGGAGCAGTTAAATGCCACAATCAAGCAATGCAGGCGAACTAATTCTTGAATGGTTGGAACTTACAGGAATCCGACAAGATTCTCTAGGTTCTGAGTATGGACAAAAGAAAGTTCAATTTCATCAAATGCTTCATAATAAAACCCCAAAACATGAAGCAAGTGTGCTTATGTCAAAAATTATGAGTGACAAAGGAATCACTTTGGATAAGCTAGATGAACTTCGTGAATTAAAAGGAGCTTAGAAAGTTTAAATGGATAAAAGACCGAAAATCTATGGCAAGTTTAAAGATGGAGCAGTTGTTGAGCTTGCCGACATAAAAGAAAGTGGAAAAGGATTTAATGATTATCCCCCATTTTACATGGTGCTAGCTGCTATCAATCGAGAAGAGGGTAGAGCATGACCTACACATACATAGTCAACCCAGAAACGGGGGAAATCCTGTTTGACCTGGTACACGACTTAATCACACAGAACATACGAGCAATCAAGCTCATTGCAAAGAAATTAAATGCGGTGCTCCGCTAGAAAAGAGAACGAAATATGGAAAATGTAAAAATCAAAGTTGAAATTGAAGCCGAAGGGCTTGAAGAATTAAAAAACCTATCCCAAAAGTTAACGGAACAGGCTGCGGAAATAGCGAATACTATCCATAAAATCAATAGTATTCAATTAGAGTTGAAACTTAATCAATAAGAGAAAGTATTTCAAAATCATAGTCATTATCTAAGAGATAGAAATCATAGCTTTCTTCGCTATCTAAAAATCGAACATTATAAAGTATATGTTTGAATTCACTTTTGATAGCTTCTCGTTCTTGAACAAAATTACTTAAAATTTGTAAAGCAAAAAGAGGAGTGTTAACCCAGCTAGGATTATCGTAGCTAATTGTAGAAGCTACAAAATGGTCGAAGTAAGAATTATAAATATCATCAAAACGATATTCTTTATGATATCCCACCCATGTTCCACGAGTATAGAATTTAATTGGAGAACCGTATTCATCATAATTTATAAATTTAGCTGTAGCAAGCCTACCATTTAAATAAAAAACAATATTTTTATTAATTTTTAATCTCTTAAAAAGATATTCCAAATCTTGGACTTGTGAAAATTTCATCACTCATACCTCCTTTCCATAAAACTAAGCAAATACCTCAAATATCTGCTCACAGTAATTATAGCACTCGGAGGATTAAAACGCATACATAGAAAGGACATTAAAAATGTTCGGATTTAAAACAGAAGAAGAAAAATTTAAACTTGCGGATTATGATCGCATGAAAAAAGAATTGGAAACAACTCAACAAAGTCTTGTTAATTGTGAAAAAAGTCGTCAAGATTGGATTGAATTTGCCAATGATTTGCAAGAAGAAAATCGTGAGTTGTTTGCAGAAAATATGCAACATCACAAGAATGATATTGCCCGCCAGAAAATGACAAACAAGAATTTAACGATTGCAAAATAAAAAAGCCCGCACGGGAATGCGGACTAAGACGTGATATACATCTTTATATATTTTTATACCTAGATTATATCACGTTTCAACAAAAATATGAAACGGAGAACATTATGGACTTACAACTTATACCAGTAGATGGCGATGGACAAAGGGTTGACTTGAATCCATCAGCTATAAAAGATATGGATAATGTCACACTTACAGAATTCTTAGCTCAGGCAAAGATTATAGCTGACCTTTATAAAAAGGGCGAAACTGAGGTTAAAAAACGGCTTGATGAAGGCCAACAATTTAATCGTTTGAGTTATGGTAAAGCAGCACAACAAAAGGTTTTAACCATGACTAATAAACAGAAATATGACTTAGTTAAAGCTCATGGTTGGGATTGTGTAGAGCCAATTACTTTAACTAAACTCAAGAGCAAGTTTGGAGATGTAATCGAACAAGAGCTTGAGCAGTCCATTGTTTATAAAGATAAGAAAGCACCTCTTAAATGGGATGCGTGAGGTTCAATAAATGAAGAATATAACTCAAAAGCTTATCAAAGTTCAATCAGAGTTAAAAGCACCTAAAGGTCAGCATAATGATTTCGGTAATTATTACTATCGGAGTGCGGAAGATGTTCTTGAAGCTGTTAAACCATTACTAACCGAACAAGGTCTTTTAATGACGATAACAGATATTATTGAGCAGGTTGGTGAGCGTTACTATATTCAAGCTAAAGTTATCCTTACTGATGGTGAGGACACGATTGAGGTTACTGGATATGCTAGAGAATCACTCAATAAAAAAGGAATGGATGATAGCCAGATAACAGGAACGGCTAGTTCATACGCTCGTAAATACGCCATGAACGGCTTGTTCTTGATTGATGACACAAAGGATAGCGACAGCAACGAAAATCGCACAGAACGCGAAAATAGGGCTAAAAAAGCAGACGTAGAAGCAGAAAAAGAGCGGCAATCTAAAATTGCTAAACTTAACACCCAATTTGAAAATGGGCTGAAAGCAGCAAAAGAAAAAGGTGCTCCAATGGAGCTTCTAACTGAGTGGAATAAATTGCAGAAAGTGCAAGCCATTAAAGAAATTGCAAAATGGATTAATGAAAATACGGAGAAAAAATAATGAGCATTATAACTACAGTTGTTCAAGTCAACAATAAAAATACTAGAACAGTCAATACGCAAAAAGGGGAAAAGCAAGTCATCAGTACTCCTATTATTAAAGATTCAACTGGTAAATGGGTTTATGCCTCGGCATTTATTAATTTCAAAGTTGAGCCAGGCGATATTCTAACAATAAGTGGACGAATTGAGCAAAAAGAAGATGGTCAGTATTTGAATAATAACTTTGCTTTCCCTACGGTGGAACGCTTGTATAAGCCCAAAGGAGCTGCTTCAAATTCATATCCTGCTAAAGATATTCCAAATATTGGCGAAGATATGGAAATCAACGACGAAGACCTACCATTTTAATTAACAACCCGGTGCAGCGTGCGTAACAAATGCTTAAATTCGAGGGGATAGGCAATGCGCAACATCCCCCAGCCTTTAATTTGAAAAATAAAACTTGAAATAAATATAGAAGAAAGGAATAACGCATGGAATTTGAAACATGGAAAAAAATTGAGTTTATTAACTCTCCAAAAATTGTTGGTATTCCAGTAGGCGAATATGAGATTAGCAGTCATGGAAATTTGAGACAAGTTATAAGTGATAATATTCGCAAGAAAGTAAAAATAAATACCACATCAGACCAGCGGCCAAGATATGGTTTTACACTCGATAACGGAAAACGAGTAATGCCATTTATACATCAATTGGTAGCACAGGCATTCATTCCAAACCCTGAAGGACTGCCAAACGTTAAACATATTGATGGTAACAAATTAAATAATTATGTTGGAAATCTACGGTGGTCTAAGTGATGGAACAAAGTACAAAGTTTTTTAACCAAATACCAGTGCCAATTATTGAAGCTGATGATTTAAATGATTTTGAGAAACTTCTTTTTAGTGAAATTTATACTATGGCTAATTCTTTCGGAAGTATCTTTCCTTCAAATGCTTTTTTGGCAAGTAGATATGGAAAAAGTAAAAAAACAATATCCGTAACATTAAAAAGCTTACAAGAAAAGGAATATATAAACCTAAAATATGAATATGAGGGGAAGGAAGTAAAAAGAAGATACATTTTACCCTATTTACACAAATGTAAAGAGGGTATATACACAGATGTAAATACCCCTATACATAAACGTAAAGAGGGTATATACACAGATGTAAAAGATAATATATCAACTAATAAATCAATTAATAAATCAAATAATAATATATCGGACAAGTCCGATAAAGAGTCTGATTTAGAAACTAGATTTAATAATCTTTGGAAAATATATCCTAACAAAAAAGGAAAACCGAAAGCTCTATTAGCTTATAAAAGAGCTGTAAAATCTGGAACGACAGACGAAGAGATTAAAACGGGTCTTGAAAATTATTTGTCAGAAATACGAATCAAAAATACCCAACAGAACTATATAAAACATGGCAGTACATGGTTTAACGGCAAAGGTTGGGAAGATGACTACGATTTAACGCCTATTCAAAATCAAACGTACAAAAATAATAAAGTTGTCAAATCTGCTCCTAACTGGTCTAATCAAAGATTTGAAAAAGACGAAGAAACAATGACAGCGGAAGAATTTGAGGAATATATGAATGGCTTGGACTCTTAAAAAACGTGCTCTTGATGAGGGGCTATCAGAATATTACCGTAGCTTTATTCCCGGGATTACCCATAAACAATACTGCAGATATGTTGAAAAAGCTTATGAAGAGGAAATAGTATTAAGTCCTATCACTTTTATCGCAATAGTTAAAGGTATTGATAATGAAAAAGCAACCGAAATATTTTTTGAAAAAAATAAAGAACTGACAGATTCAGGAGTAATTCCTGCAATTGCTAGATTTGGAGAAGCAAGTGAAGTTTGAATTTAACTTTCTCAGAAAAGAAATGATAAACGAGAATGATAACAAAGGCACAACTTATGGTTCAAGAATTGCAGCCAATAATACTAGACAGCGTTTAAGACGGATTGCATGTCGAACTGCTCATGAATGGCTAGACCAGTCAGATGAAGTATTTGAGCAATTCCATGAGAAACACCGTTGCGATGTGTTCGTTGTGATTTATCCACCTAAACGCTTTAAATATGATCCACCAAATTATGAACCAACTTCTAAGGCATTAATTGATGGACTGACGGATGCTGGAATTTGGAATGATGATAATTACAACGTTATTCGCTGAACAAGTTTTGAGCATGGCGGGCTTTCTGGAGATACAAAGATGTGGAAAGTCGAGTTAGTAGTGAAAGAACTGACAGAATAGCATTTAATCATGAAAATTACGGTTATATTGAGCGCTTAAACCATTTCATGGATAATTTATCACGAACAATCTAAAAGCGCTTAGAAGCTAAAATATGAGGTGCTAAATATGGGATATTACGACACAAGAAATGAAGCTAGGCGAATCAGCAAGCTTGCTAGTCAAAATATATCGAGCGATTTAACTAAAACAGAATATGAGTTAGATAGTCAAAGTAAATTTAATCAAGAATTTCAAGAAGAATTTCATCAAAAAATAAAAATGTTAGGAGGAAAAAATGAGTAAAACAGAGAAAGTGAAAGGCTATTCTTTGTTTGTTGACGGAAAATTAGTGGCAAAAGGGTCGCGTGAAAGTTTTTCCGCTAAGTACGGAGTATCGTTGGCAACGGTAGATACTTGGGTTAGAAAAGGGAGATTGCCATTGCGTGAAAGAATGGTATTAAAACACGCAGTGCCGTTCGGATACGAAAACTCTGATGAAGTACCAATGGTCAGAAAAAGTCCGGGTAAAAAAGGAATTGCTAAAAAAGTTTATTCTGTCTATCAATCAGGGCATTTACTAGGAACGGGGACAGCAGACGAACTCGCAGAACAATTTCATGTTAAAAAGCAAAACGTTTATTTTTGGCTCTCTAAAGGAAAACTAGATTATGACCAAATTGGAACTGTGAAATATGCCATTTTTAACGAAACAGAAACTAAAAAACGTTTTCCTCAACTTGACACGCAAGGAAATTCTGATTTAAGCCTAGATGAGCGTAAAGAAAAAGAACGTAGAAAGCACGAAACAAAAGAAGAACGTAGATTGCGAAGAAATATCAGAGCGCAAATGGCAATCGAAAACTCAAGAAAAGACGATAGTGTCTTTAAATAAAGGAAAAACAATGAATAAAAAATTAATCACAACAGCAGTAGTCGCAGCAGGAATCTTTGGTTCAGCAACTTTTGGAGCTTATGCAGCTAATGCATGGGCAGGACATCAAAATATGGTCGCTGTGCAACAGAATATCTCTATCTTGAAACAACGCTTGCTAGACCGAAACGAACAGCTTAAACAGGCTAATAATAGCTCACAGCAATATGCAGACCAGCTAAATCAATTGAACAATCAAATTAACCAGTTGAAAGACCAAATCAATCAAGACAACTCAAACTTGCAAAATCAAGCTGCTGGATATCAAAATCAACTGAATGCACTCAATCAGCAAAAAGAAGAAGTTGCTAGACAATTAAATCAAGCGAACCAAGATAAGGCAAGCATGACACAACAGATTAATGATTTGAACTCAAAGCTATCTGCCGCTCAACAAAAGACTGACGAGCTATCTCAAGCCGTGACCGATGCACAACAGACTAAAGATTTATCAGACGATGCTGTCAATGCGACGAAGTGAGGGATGAGATGATACCAAAATTAAGAGCTTGGGATAAACAAGATGAGCGTATGAGTTACGGAGAAGTTGAATATTTCGACGATAGTATTAATTATCGTTTTGACCATTTCTGTACTGGCGCTGATGAAGACGTTGAATTTATGCAGTCAACAGGATTAAAAGATAAAAACGGCGTTAAAATTTATGAGGGTGATGTAATAAATTGTAGGAATTCTTTCAGAAATCCAATGACTGGTTCTGGGTCACTTTCCATAAATAGAGACTTTAAAATAATTTTCGAAAATGGTGAATTCAAGGCTAAAGGATTTGATATACGATTAAAAAATATCCTAAGCTATAGCGAAGTCATCGGAAATGTCTATGAGAACCCTGAATTATTGGAAGGAGCAGCTAGATGAAGTGGACTGAAAAATATAAATGTGGATTTTCAAATGGTTTAAACTTTGAATCTGTAGAATTTCTACTTGATGTTGAAAATTCTAATGAAACAAAATTATTTTTTAAAGCCTATGATGCTAATTTATACCCATTGCCTGATGCATCTACTTGGAGTAAAAAATGGTTGAAAAAGCAAGTTAAATTTCTTAATACTGTAGTATCAAAGGACTTTATCGGAGAAGTTTGGCTAGATGATGTACTGGTTAGGAGTGTATAAATGACAGTTGAAAGTTTACTAAAAACAATTTCAGATCACACCGCGGTGATTTTAAAAGATACTATCGGGAATACTTTAATCCAATTTAATTATGGAGAGGAGATTGAGGTATTTAGCCCAGTATTCCTCTATCGTAAAGTAAAGATTCTTGAAATAGACAATACTAGAGAACTAATTGCTGTCTTGGAGGACACGAAAAATGACTAAGTTTGAAGAAGAATTAAAAGAAACCTACGAAAAAGTCAGCATAAATCTTTATGGAAATAATGCTGGTAGTATTGGAATGAAAAAGTTATTAAATGAATTGAAAGATACAGGTTTATTAAAAGAACAGCAAGCCCTGCCAGTCGTGCCTGATTTCATCGGTAAGTTAATCAATACCTTTGGCGCCCCTGAAGATGGCAAGTATATTAACTATTCAGCAAGCTATCTTGAAAATCAAAAGGAATTAGATTGGATTGATAATCATCAAAAAACGTGGTTAACTGCTCTGCTCATTGGTTTCACGGTCGAAAAACCGCAGCTGTTCTATTTGCGTGAGAAAAATACGGGATTTTATTTGAATAAGTCAAAAAATAATGGACTTGAATTAGTTCCAAATCCATATTTTGATGAAGATAACCAGTTTACTCAGCAAGAAATCGGCAGCATGGAAACCGGGAGCTATGAACAGATTGAGGTGGCGGAATGAACGAGAAAAAGTATTATGTGAAAAGTTTAATTTCGTGCGAACCTTATACATCAGATGCAGATAAAGGTTGGCTAACGTCTGCAAGCAATGATAGTGCAACTTGGATTTATAAGAAATATCGAACTGCTTTCACAAAATCAGAACTTGCTGAAATTATGGATGGTGTCCTTTATCGGACGTTTACTCATCAATTTCATCCTCAACTTGCCGAAGAATTATATAAACTTGGCTATAGGACAACGCAAACTACAGAAGAATGGATTGAAGCTAGATATGAGTTTGATAATATTTGGGAATGGATTAACCCGCTCATTGAACTTGTTCCTATGGAGGACGGAGAATGAGCAAGTTTGCCATGGACTCTGCAAAGGTGCTATCAGAAATAAAGAAAGATGTTCACGAAAATATTGACCGATATTATAGAGATATCATGATTGCTGATAGCCTTTGGGAGCAGAAGAAGGCGCTTGGTGAGTTACAACTTTATATGAAAAGACAGATTAAAAAAATAAAAGAAGTTGAGGATAAAAATGACAAGAGAATTTAAAAAACTAGACGGAAATGCGACACTTCCAGAAAGAGCGACAGAACATAGCGCAGGTTATGATATTTCAGCAAGCGAAACAGTTACGATTCAACCTGATGAAATAAAAATGGTAAGTACAGGTCTAGCTGTTCAACTCGGACATGACGAAGTACTGAAATTATATGACCGCTCAAGCAATCCAGTTAAGCGTGGTATTGCATTGATTAATTCAGTAGGAATTATCGATTCAGATTATTATCCTAATGAATTTAAAGGCTTGTTTATGAACATCTCAAAAGAGCCTGTAACGATTGCTAAGGGGCAAAGAATTATGCAAGGGGTATTTGTCAAATACCTTACAACAGATGATGACAACGCAAACGGAGAGCGTACAGGCGGTTTTGGCTCAACTGGGGAGGTATGAAAAAATGATGAAGCAAACAACATGTTATGGCTGTGATAAACCAATCGAACCTGAATGGCTTCCAGAAGGAGAATTTATTGTATGTGATGAATGTTCTTCAGACACTGACAAACTTTCGGTTGAAAAACTAGATCCAATCGGATATTACAACGGAGCGCATGGATTCTTATATGATGAGTTTGATAAAGATTGTTATTGCCAGGGCGGTTGTTCTATGGAAGCAGTTTATACGGAAAGTCAAGTTAAAAAATTAACTGGCGAAAATAAGGTTGAAAAACTCCAAGAAGAACTAGAGAGTTGCATTCAAACTTTAATTGAAGCAAGTGCTGCAGCAACTATTACTCAAGATATTGTTGTGGGAAACCTTGTAGATAGAAAGCTTGCAGACCTAGCTAAAACTTATAAACTTGCAGTTGATTACATCGAAAAAGTAACTGGAAAGAATATTGATGTTGTACTAGCTGAGAATGCGGCGCTTGAAGCGGAGGAAGAAGAGTGAAAATTGATTTACCAGAACTTGAGAGAAAGTTAAGCTATGGAATAAATTTAACTATCAAAGAATCAACTATTTTGCTTGAAAGTATGGAAGGGTTTATTGATGACAAAATAGTACTCCAAGAACAGATTAACACTGCGAAAAAGGCACTGACAGAAATATCAGATGGAACCATGGAATTATCAATAGATGATTTTAATGCTTCCTCAAAGGCAAGTGTTGAAGCAATATATGCAGAGCAAGTACTCGCAGCGATTGAAAAAGGAGAACACAATGAAATTTAAAGCAAAACCAGCCTATGAAGCACCCACAGAAACCATTATTGGATATGAAGAACTTGAACCTTTTGAAGGATTTTATGACCTTTTGGATGATGAGGGATATGTTCATGGTTACTATGTGGACGGATATATCATTGGAGGAATAGCAGAAGTAACTGATGAGTATTTCAACCCAGAATTCTGGTGTCCTATCGATAAGTCAACACTCGCAGCGATTGGAGATGAAGGGAGCGGCGATGAGTGAATTAGAAAATGTTAAACCAGTAGCTTTTTATAGAGCCGATTGGAAGGGCGACATGGTGTTTCGAAAGAACAATACAATTGATGTCCGAAAAAATGAAAGTGATTTTACAAAAGGGTGGATTAAGCCTTTGTATGATGAGATTCCTGAACAACCCCAGCTCACGATTCCGAAAAGCATTGCGGAAAAAGCGGATGAGATGGATTTTATAGATCTACAAAGGGATGGTTTGGGAGCATTTCAACAATTTTTTGATTATAACCAACATGAATACATGGATGTTATATTTGCCTACCTCAACCCGCTTACTCGTGATTTAGTGAAAGTGGTGGAGGAATGAAAACAATTCCCGACTATCATGGATATTTCGTAACTAAAGATGGTCGAGTTTTCTCAAAGAAACATAATAAATTCTTAAAGCCTAGAACGCATGGGAATGTTCTGACAGTAATATTATTCGGCAATGGAATGCCTTTCACGAAGCGAGTCAGTCGTTTAGTTTATGAAACTTATAACGGCGAAACATCGAACTTCATCACTCACAAAGATGGAAATTTTAGGAATAACGCTCTTGAAAATTTAGTAGAAATAACACCATCGGAACTTGGGATAATAAATTCTAAAAAGATTCCCCATAATGGTCGAGTACTTAACCGAGTAAATACTGAAACTGGAAAACATGACAGGGTAATTCTTAGGTTTGTAGGCGAAACTGCTAAAGAAGCCGAAGTTGCCAAAAAATGTATTGCTCTTAAAAAGGCAACAGGCCACGGCAACCTTTATTATTTGGATGGCCAAAAAAAGCGGCTTGAAGATAGTTTGCGAGAAAGAATAGCCACGAATCAAAGAGTGATAAATAATTCATACCAACACAAGAATAAAGCTCCAATGACTTCTTTCAAGAATAATATTAAAAGGTTTCATAAATTACTAGAAATACTGGAGGGGATAGATGACATTTACAACTGAACAATTCAATCAGATTCTTGGAATTGATGACAGTTACAAAGCACCAGATGCACTAATGAAAGTGATGCTTGATAAAGAAAAACGTGAGCAATTGTTTAATGAGTTTTTGAAGCTTGAAACTGATATGAGTTATGAATGGTTTCAAAGCTATTATGAATCAGAGCAAGCTGAACGCAAGGAAAAGAAACAAGATTTTACACCAATGTCAGTGGCAGATATTGTTTCAAGATTAGTAAGCCAAGGAGAACCACGTTCATTCACAGACACTACAGCAGGCAATGGGGGCATGTTAATCAAGTCATGGATAAATAACTCTAGCCCGTTTAAAAGTCCATCACAATATTGGTTTGTGGCCCATGAGTTAAGTGATAGGTCTATTCCGTTTTTAATCTTTAACTTTGTTATCAGAGGGTGGAACGGCTTAATTTATCATGGCGATTCTTTAGAACGAAAATATAAAAATGTTTATTTTATCCAAAATAAAAATGATGATTGGTTTCAGTTTAGCGAAGTTAATGTAGTGCCAAGAAGTATCTCAGAATCAGATAGAAATTGGCTAGGGATTAGCGAATTTTATGGAGATGAAATTAAGCACATTGAAAGTCAAGCTGAAATCATTTGGGATAAAGATAACGAAAAGAAAGGACAGATGAGTTTATTTGAATGAATTATTTCATGAATACTATAAAAAGTGGATGAACATTAATAAAAAAGGTACTGTTGCGGAAATTACTTTTAAAAAATACACTATTACTCAAAAACATTTGAAGAAAATTGTTCCTAATTTGAAACTATCTGAACTCAATAAATATGAGTATCAACAAATAATTAATGAATATGCAAAAACACACGAACGACAAACAGTCATAGATTTTCATCATCATGTAAAAGCAAGTGTGATTGATGCCATGTCAGAGGGGTTGATTGATAGAAACCCAACATTGAGAACTAAAATTCCTCAGGGGATAAAACATAAAGTGACTCATGATAAGTTTTGGGATGTGTCAGAATATGAAAAGTTCTTGAAGTATTTATATACAAAAAAAGAAATTTGTCGTGATGATTTTGTCTTCTTGCTTATTACTAAAACAGGCCTAAGGTTTGGGGAAGCGTTGGGCGTTTGTCCAGAAGATTTTGATTTTGATAATGGGAAGTTGACCATTAATAAAACTTGGGATTATAAGAGTAAGGTTGGTAAATTTATGCCAACTAAAAACTTCAGTTCTAATCGTGAGGTAATTCTTGATTACCAGACAAAAACAATTTTTAAAAATTACATTAAGAATAAATCTCAAGGGAAACCGATATTTATCAAAGAAAACGAAAGGATATTCAATTCAACTTTAAATAGCAGGTTGTTCAACTATTGCAAATTATTGAATGTCAAAAAAATATCCATTCATAGTTTGCGACATACCTATGCCAGCTTACTTTTGACAAATGGAGTATCTATTGAATCCATTTCTAAGTATCTCGGTCATTCTGATACTACAGTTACTCAGAAAGTATATTTGCACTTAACTAAAGAAATGGCAAATAAGGACGATTTAGAAGCATTGAAGATATTAAATAAATTTTAAGGAGCAAGAATGACCGACAAACTAATATCGCTGGTCAATGACTGGTGGGGAGGGATTGAATGAATAATGAATTGCAAGAATTATTAATACAAATCATAAAAGCAGCAATGATTGCTATTCCAATTTGGGGACTTATTATCATGGCTTTTATCATATTCGTTTTCAAAAATGATATTAAAAAATGGTGGAGGAATAGAAAATGAAACTTTTGTGTAAGCTGTTCGGGCATAAGTGGTCGGAATGGAGTGTATATTTATTTGGCGCTCATGAAGAACGCTTTTGTCGGCGTTGCTATATCATAGATAAACGAATTACACGTTCATATCTTGACGAGTCAGAGAACGTGTTCCCTGAAAAATGGCTTGATAAACATATGGATTGAGAAATAAAAATATGACTCTATCAAAAACAAATAGTGGTTTATATTATTCTTCAAAAAAGCTTTCAAACGGACAAACAATTGTAATGCTATTTTCTGCTTATGCTGTTAATGGGAACGGAACATTTTATAATGTTGGACTTGCAATTGGTAAAAATAGAAAACAGTGCTTAAGCTGGTATGACCACAAAACTAAATACTTATCAGGCCATGAAACTGGTAAAAGTACAAATGTAAAAGAAGTTCTTAACTTTTGTTTGGATATATTAAAAGAATTTGAAGAATATTTAGTATCTCAAAATAAGAATTCATGTATTGTTATTGAGGGTTCAGATAAACGAAGACTAGAAGTCTACAAAAAAGCACTAAAAAAACATAGGCCTGATTATATCTATCATAAAGAAAATGAGTATATTTATAAATGGATTAAATTTAATAATTAGAGTGTTTTAATAAAAATAAAAAAATACCTGTCAAGCCTTTAGTGATATAGGTTAACGGATATAAAGATACTTTCCGATTATATTATATATTTACTAATTAAAGAAAGAGATTTAAAGAATGAAAAAAATGTTAGCACTAATTATCTCAGTAGTAACATTACCCGTTATGGGATTAACATTAAGCTATGGTTGGAATACATTTGTGCTTAGAGTATTAAATCTACCTAAAGTAAATGCATGGACAGCATTGGGTTTAGTTTTGATCTATGAGCTTATTGTTTGGAAATATGAAGATACATCATTTAGAACTGATGATGAATGGATAGATAGGGCATGGAGTGCGCTTTCTACGACTTTAACAGTTTGGGCAATGTTATTCATTGTTTCGTTATTTTAAAACAAAAAAAGCGCACTGCAATGCGCTTTAAAAACAGATTTCTTAACTACTATTATATCATAAATATAAGGAGTTAAGACACCATGAGTAAACGTTATAGCTTGTCAGTACAAGACATGAAAACAATATCTAAGAAGCTTTATCTTTACAGAGAAGTTGATAAGGCAATTGCAATTCGTAAACAAGAATTAATGATTAGCAAAAGTCATGATGATAATATCGGAGGCGGACGCTCTAGTATAATATCAAATCCCACTCATGATACAGTTGAAAGATGGATGATGGATGACCAGATAAATTATATTGAAAACTTTAGAAAAAGAGTTGATAAATTAATTAATGATTTAGACGATATCTCCAAAATGCTTTTTCATTATCAGTGGGTAGATTCAAACTATTACACAGAGGAAGAGTTAGCCAAGTTATGTTTTATAAGCGACAGAACGGTCAGAAGAAAAAAACGAGCAATTCTTGAAAGGTATGATGACCTATGTGGTGGATTTTGGTAATGTTGTCCGTTTAGACCCCTTTAAACGGACATGATAAATAAGCTATTATAGTATCATCGATAAAAATAAAAAGGAGCAATAAAATGCAAGAACAAGATAAATTGAATGATTTGTTAGGGAAAACGGTTGAAGATACCGAAACTGGAATGATGGGTAAAGTAACAGCATTTGCTTGTTATGCTACTGGCTATAAGACAGTATTACTATCTGGACTTGATACAACTGGTCGACCTATTGAGCACTGGGCAGAACTTGGCCGCATTGGTATGCTTCAAGAAAATGAATAATTCAAACAATAGTCGGTAGTTTATCTATCGGCTTTTATTATTGAATGGAGTAATATTATGAGTCCATATAAAGATAAGCGGTGGAGGAGTAAAAGAGATACTGCCTTAAGACGTGATAAATATGAGTGCCGAAATTGTAAAAGGTTTGGCATCACAACGACTGCCACTGTCGTCCATCACGTTTGGTTCTTGAGAGATTATCCTAAGTGGTGGTTATGTTTGTGGAACTTAATTAGTTTATGTGAGAAGTGCCATAATAAAATGCATAACAGAGATAGTGATATTCCTACTGAACTTGGAGAATACTGGCAAGACAAAATCAAGCCCCCCACCTCTGCTACAAAAAAATATTTTTAAAAAGAACCGAGTGAGTTTAGCCTTTTCCAAGTGTGAGGAAATCTGAAAATATTTTTTTACAATTTTTGATAGAAAGGAGTGATATTTTTAGTTGAAAAAAATCCCAACAGAAGAAACAATTTATAAAGATACGATTGCACAAATGAAACAGTTAAAAACCTATAACTATGCCTTTAATCGGATAGTTAGAATTTATGCAGGAATGGTCCGACAATATTATGAAGCTCTGAAAGTTTGGGAAGAAGAAGGTTCTCCAATTTCAACGCTAAGTGCGTCGAACTCAACTAAAAAACATCCTGCTTTAGATCAAATTGAAAAATTAAGAAAAGATATCTTATCTTATTCAAATCAACTCATGCTAAATCCGAAAAGCCAAAGAGATTCTGAAACTAAACCAGAAGAAAAAGCTTCACCGTTTGCTCGCTTTATGAGTCAGAGTGGTGGTGGTGGAAGTGGATAATTTCGAAACTGCTGTACAATGGGCAAAGAATGTTATTTCAGGCAATACTCTAGCTAATATCGAACAGAAACAAGCAGCTCAACGTTTTCTAGATGACCTCGAATCTGATAAGTGGGATTTTAAACATCATCAGTTTGATTTCGTCATTGGATTAATTGAAGGAACAATCGTACACGTTCAAGGAGAAAACAAAGAAGGGGTATCTTATAAAGATACTCCGATGTATTTGCAACCTTGGCAAAAATTTGTCTGTGTCAATTTATTTGGATTTTTTGAAAAGGGTACAAATATTAGGCGTTTCAACGAGGCGCTTATTTTTTTACCTCGTAAGCAAGGGAAAACTGCATTTGCTGCTTCATTAACTTGGGCTAAAAATATTGTTGACCGAGCAAGTGGTAGTAAGACTTATATTGTTGCCAATTCTTTAAAGCAAACGCAAGAAAGTTTTGGTTTCCTCACTTATAATGTTGAGAAAATACGTAATGATGTTAAAAAAATGCGTATTCGTGATAATAACCAAGAGCATTCTGTCCATGTTGATTTTGGTGATGGTTACTGCGACATTTTTGCTATCGCCAATCAAGACGACAAACTAGACTCTTTGAACGGGAATGCGTTAATTCTTGATGAAATCCACTCATGGAAAAAGGCTGGAGCAAAAAAATACATCTTGATGAAAAACTCTCAGAAAGCTTACCGAAATAAGTTGCTTATGGGGATTTCAACCGCTGGGGATATTGCCAACGGCTTTCTTGCTCAGAGGGTAATTACTTTAAAAAAAGTTTTATCCGGCACTATTAAAGATAAAGCTTATGATTCATACTTTATTTTTCTATGTACTGCTGAACAAGATGAAAAAGGAAATATCATTAATCCAGTTACAAGAGAAATTACCACAATTGATGATCCAGATGTTTTAGCTTCTGTTACCCCATCACTTGATGTCACAGTGACTTTAGATGATTTGATTACTGAAGCAAGACAAGCATTACTTGAACCTCAACTTAAAGCTGAGTTTCTAAATAAGTCACTTAATATTTTTACTAATTCAATGGATGCTTACTTTGATATTGACGAGTTTAGATTTTCTAATAAGCAGCATTCTTGGACAATGGAGGAATTATCAAAACTACCAATCACTTGGTATGGTGGAGCTGACCTTTCTAAAATGCATGACTTGACCGCTTCAGCGCTATATGGAAATTATGAGTATAAAGGTAAATCAATTGATATTGTTATTACTCATGCATTCTTTCCAAAATCTAGAGCAATTGAAAAAGCACAAGAAGATGACATTCCTTTATTTGAATGGCAAGAAGAAGGTTGGGCGACACTATCTAATACGGAAACCGTTCTTTATGATGATATTGTCAAATGGTTCATGGAAATGCGAGATAAAGGATTCAAGATAAAATCAGTCCATTTTGATAAAAAGTTTGGTCGTGAATTTTTTATGATGATGAAAAAACAAAAATTCAAAATGGTTGATGCTCCTCAACAATTCTGGAAAAAATCGGAAGGATTTCGAAGAATTGAATTTAAGGCTAAAAATAAAGAATTATATTATGTGAATAATATGGCTTATGAGTATTGTGTTGCCAACGTGAAAGCAATTGAAAAAACAGACGATGCGATTCAATTTGAAAAAGTAATGCCTAACCAAAGGATTGACTTATTCGATGCTTCAGTATTTGCTAGTCGTGGAATGCTTGAAGAAAAAGAACAAAAGAGTAAAAAAGATGCCTGGGGCATAGGAAGTTAGAAAGGATAAAAATTTGAAGTTTTTTAATAACAAAAGAAGTCCAACAGAAGTGGTAAATACAACTGAACCCGAAGAGGTTATACCAGAAGTAAGGGAAGAAATTCCAAAACCACCATTAGTTGTTATGGCATTGCCTGACTTCTTTAAAACATTACTTTCGGACGGTTATACAAAATTATCTGATAGCCCAGAAGTTAGAATGGCTGTAGATTGTATTGCTGATTTAGTCTCAAATATGACAATTCAGCTCATGCAAAATGGTGAAACAGGAGACAAGCGGATAAAAAATGACTTGTCACGAGTGGTAGATATTGAGCCAAATAAATATTTATCAAGAAAAACGTTCATTCAATGGTTAGTGCGTTCTATGCTTTTAGAAGGGAATGGAAATGCAGTAGTAAAACCACAAGTAAGCGGCGATAAAATCATCGGATTAACTCCTATTTCTCCTTATAAAGTGACATTTAATGTGAGCGATAATGACTTAGATTATTCAATAACGATCGATAATAAAGAGTATGACCCTAGCACCTTGCTTCATTTTGTTTTAAATCCATCAATAGAACGTCCCTTTATAGGAACAGGATATAAAGTGGCCTTAAAAGATATTGTTGGTAACTTGAAACAAGCAAGCGTCACTAAAAAAGGGTTTATGGCAAGTGAATATATGCCAAATCTTATTGTCTCGGTCGATTCAGATTCTGATAAACTATCTGATGAAGAAGGACGTCAGAACTTCGAAGAAATGTACCTTAAACGTAAAGAAGCTGGTAAACCTTGGATTATTCCAGAAGGTATGGTTAATGTTCAACAAATTAAACCATTAACTTTGAATGATTTAGCGATTAATGATGCAGTAACTTTGGATAAAAAAACAGTAGCAGGTATTTTTGGAGTACCTGCTTTCTTGTTGGGAGTTGGAACTTATAACAAAGATGAGTTCAATAATTTCATAAATACAAAAATTATGTCAATCGCTCAAGTCATCCAACAAACTTATAATAAGTTAATTGTTGAAGAGGATATGTATTTCTCACTCAATCCACGAAGTCTTTATAATTATTCTCTGACAGAGATGGTGAGTGCTGGTGCTCAAATGGTTCAACTTAATTCTTTACGAAGAAACGAATTTAGAAATTGGGTGGGAATGCCTCCTGATGCTGAAATGGATGATTTACTCGTTTTGGAAAATTATTTACAGCAGAAGGATTTAGTGAACCAGAAAAAACTCATTCAAGATGAAACTTAGAAAGGAGGTGAAAAATGGAAAAAAGAAAAAATTATCAAGTTCGAAACTTTAGAAGTCTTGATTTAAACGCAAATGATGAAGCCGCTGAAAAAATAATAAGTGGTTATTTTATTGTCTTTAATTCAGAAACAGAACTTTACGAAGGCTGCTTTGAAGAAATCGCCCCAGAAAGTTTTGACAATGTTGATTTATCCGATGTTCGGGCCTTAATTGACCATGAGACTTCAAAAGTTCTAGGGCGGACGAAGTCTGGAACATTGACACTTTCCGTTGATGCGAAAGGCGTATATGGAGAAATCAAAGTCAATGAAAACGATACTGAAGCAATGAATTTATATTCTCGTGTTCAGCGTGGGGATGTTGACCAGTGTTCATTTGGTTTCAATATTCTTGATGAAGCAATGGAAACTCGTGATGATGGTTCTTACAAGTTCACGATTAAAGCAATTGAATTATTTGAAGTTTCAGTTGTGACATTCCCAGCGTATGCTGACACAGCAGTAGAAGCACGTAGCAAACAAATAGAAAACATGGAAAAACGAGAACTTCTCGCTAAAAAATCCAAATTGGAGGAAAAATTAAATGGCCTTAAAACAACTTATTTTGAATAAACAAATCAAAGAACGTTCAAGTGAAATTGATAAATTACTTTCTCAACGTTCTGACCTAGAAAAACAAGGAAATGACTTGGAACGAGCATTGGAAGAAGCCAAGACAGATGAAGAAATTTCAACTGTCAGTGATTCAGCCGATGACTTAGAAAAACAAGTCAAAGATTTAGATGAAAAAATTGCAGAATTGCAAAAAGAAAAACAAGACCTTGAAGATGAATTAGCTAAAGCTGCTGATCCTGCTGACCAAAAACCTAAAGATGGAGAAGAACGAAAAATGAAAAAATTTAAAGTGACTGAAGAAGAATTAGCTGAAAAACGCTCAGCAATCAATGCATTCGTAAAATCTAAAGGCGCTGAAAAACGTGATGGTTTTACTTCTGTTGAAGGCGGTGCTTTGATTCCGGAAGAACTCTTGCAACCACAACTTGAACCAGAAGATATTGTTGACCTTTCAAAATATGTTCGTTCAGTGCCTGTTAATTCAGCAAGTGGTAAATTCCCAGTGATTTCTAAATCAGGTTCTAAAATGGCAACTGTTAAAGAACTAGAAGAAAATCCAAAACTTGCAAACCCAAAAATGGTTGAAATTGATTACTCTGTTGCCACTCGTCGTGGATATATTCCAATTTCGCAAGAAATGATTGATGATGCAAGCTACGACGTAACAGGATTGATTGCGGATGAAATTCAAGACCAATCGTTGAACACTAAAAATGCTGATATTGCAACAGTCCTTCAGTCAGCGGCTGCTAAATCAATCGTTGGAGTGGATGGATTGAAAGATTTGGTCAATAAAGGCATCAAGAAAGTATATGATGTAAAATTCTTTATCTCAGCTTCAATGTATTCAGAATTAGACAAACTCAAAGATAAAAATGGTCGCTACCTTCTACAAGATTCAATCACAGCAGCAAGTGGTAAACAATTACTTGGAAAAGAAGTTATTGTACTTGATGATGATGTGATTGGTAAAGCTGATGGTGATGTTGTTGGATTTATTGGAGATGCCAAAGCGTTCGCTTCATTCTTTGACCGCAAGCAAGTTTCTGTTAAATGGGTGGATAACAACATCTATGGTCAATTACTAGCTGGTATCATTCGTTATGATGTTAAAGCAACCGATACAAAAGCTGGCTTCTATGTAACATTTACCACTGGTTCAAATGATACAACTACTACCACAGCACCAACTACGACGACAACTACGCAAGCATAATTGAAAGGATAGGACGATGAAATTTATTTTTGCTCAGCCAGCCAAAAAACGCTTTGAATGGGAGTTAAAAACTGCTATAAAAAGTTTGACTGATCTTGGGGTAAAGAAGAGCGACATCGTTCTTCTTTTTTCTAAAGAGGATGATTCAGTTTGTGAAACATTCTTTGAATGTGATACGCATGTTTATATAGATGAAAGATTTGATAAAACCTATATTCCGAGTATTAAGCCTTATCTATTTTGGAAATATCTAGAAGAAGATAATACACGGGAAAATGAAACTTATGTCTATCTTGATTCTGATACTGTAGTGCTTGATTTATCAGCTTTCAAAGTTCCAGTAACTAAAAGTCGTTGGTATTGCTCAGATACAACTGGATACATTGGATATAACTATATTCAGAGTGTAAGCAATCCTAAAGAAACATTTGGAGCGATGACTGATGCCATCAAAGTTCCCATTGATTGGATTAAAGCCATTCAAAAAGATTCAGGAGGCGCTCAATGGGTAATAAAATCTCCTAAAGCAGGTTATTGGCATGATGTTTATGTTAATTCTATTGTTCTTTATAGAGCAATTTCTTCACTTGATACGTCACTTCAAAAATGGACGGCCGAAATGTGGGCCCAACTTTGGACAATGTATCATTATGGAATCACACCAAAAGTAAGCAAGAAATTAGATTTTGCTTGGTCAACTGATGATGAACTGGGAAATAAAAAGATTATTCATAATGCTGGGGTAACTGAGGATATGGACCTGTTTTTCAAAGGAATATATCTTGATACTCCACCACTTGAAGTTTTAAATCAAAAATCTGGGAAGGTATCTGATCGCTATGTTCAAATCGTGAAGGAGGCAAATTATGGATGAAGATAGTATTTTGAACCTTGTTAAAGCCGTTTTGGGATATCGTTCTACAGTTAGAGATGAGCTTCTAAAAGTGATTATAAAATCAGTTATTACAGAACTCAAAGATAATAAAGGAATTGTACTAGAGCCAAAAAGCGATGAACAAGTCATGTTTATTGTAGATTTAGCTGCGTTTAGATATAAACACCAAGGTGGTGAAACAATGCCTCGTAATCTTGAATATCGTTTACGGAATTTAATCATTAAATATCGAGGTAAAAATGATGTGGGATGAAGAGATAACTTTGTTGACTCCTGATGGATATGATGAGGATAGTTTAGGGCAACAAATTCCTAAAACAAAAGAAAGAGTCGTTCTTGGCTATGAAAAACCAATGAATCGAGCGGAATTCTACCAAGCTGGTCAATCAGGAATAGAGGTCACGCACACTCTAGTTATTCACCCTTTTGAATATAATAATGAGCAAACATTGTTATATCAGGGTTTACTATTAACCGTGGTTCGACATTATAAGACAAGTAATGAAGAACTCGAATTAGTTTGCCGTTTGAAAGTCGGTGATTCTAATGGCCAATAAAATTTCACTTAATGAATTAACTTCAGCTATTGAGAAAGAGGTTCGAAACTGGACAAAGGATGCATTAGATGATGTTAACTCAATAAAAGAGGATATTGCGAAAGAAGGGGTTAATAAACTAAGAAGTTCAAGCCCCGTTAGAACTGCGGACTATGCAACTAATTGGACTAGAAAAAAAATAAAGGTCGGAAATGAAACTAATCAAATTATTTACCAAAAGGCTCCGACCTATCGTTTGACTCATTTACTTGAAAAAGGGCATGCAAAAAGAAATGGTGGTCGAGTAGCACCGAAAGTCCATATTGCACCAGTTGAAGAAGAACTTGTGTCTAATTATATCAGCAGGGTAGAAAAGAGGTTGAGTCAATGACGTTAGAAGAATTAAAAGTAATTCTCGACCAAACAGGTCTTAAAGTTGGCTACAGGTTATGGGCAGTTGGGCAAGCCCCACCTTTACCCTACATTCTTTACTATGTTGATGAAGAAATTGGATTTAAAGCCGATAACCAAATTTATGCCAAAAATAAGGATATAACGATTGAGTTATATTCAAACTTGAAGAATGAGCTAGAAGAGCAAAAGCTTGAGAAACTCTTGGACGACAATAAAATCGTTTATGAGATATACGAAAGTTATCTTGACAGTGAAAATATGTATCTTAGAGCTTATGAAATTAATATTTAATTAATGGAGGATTAAAAATGCCAGGACAACAAGAAAAAAATAAAGTTGAATTTGGTCTTGAAAATGTCTATTTTGCAAGAGCAACAACAGATTTAACAAGTGGAGTAACCACTTATGAAAAACCGATTAGATGGCCAGGAGCGGTTGAGCTTTCTTTAGAAGCTAGTGGTGATTTGATTAAATTTAAAGCTGATAATATTGATTACTATATCAGCGGTAATAACCAAGGATATGATGGTAAACTCACTACAGCCCTTGTTCCTGAAGAATTTGCGACTCAAATTTTAGGAGAAGTTGTTGAAGGTGGAGTTCAAACAGAGTATTCTAATGCAGAAACTTCTCCTTTTGCTTTAATGTTCCAATTTGAAGGGGATAAAAAAGCAACTCGACATGTTTTGTATAATTGTTCAGCAAGTCGTCCTAGTGTTGGATCGTCAACAATTGATAAAGGCGATCCAAATACAACGGAGCTTTCATTTTCAGCAAGTCCTCGTCCGTCTGATAAAGCAGTTAAAACAAAAACTCGTCCAGATACAGAGCCTACAGTTTATGATGCGTGGTTCAATTCCGTTTATGATAAAAATTCAACAACGACTACCACTACAACAACTGTAGCTCCAACTACTACGACGACTACACAAGCTTAGGGAGACGAAATGGAAAAAACAATTGAAATTGGAGAAGTTAAAATTCGTTTAGCTTCAAATGCAGCTACTCCATTACGTTATAAAATGCAGTTTCATACCGATTATTTTGCAGACTTGATGAAACTTGCAAAAGCTTTGGAAACAGGAACAGAGGAAGAATTTAATTTTGATAATGTTTCTTGGGAACAGTTGTCAATGCTTGACTTGACGCTTCTTTATAACTTTGTTTGGATTTATGCCAAAACAGCGGATCATTCAATTCCAGCTCCTTTGGATTGGTTGGATAGTTTGGAAAGTTTGCCTATTGAGGACTTTACTAGTGAATTACAAGATTTGATTGCACATTCCATCAAATCTAAAAAAAAGTAGATTCAGGAGCGACAGCCAGTGATGAAGTATTCACTGTAGAGTCGTTCCTTTTGCTTTGTAAGCAAGTTGGCTTATCAAGTGAAGATATGCAAGTAATGGATATTGGGGATTGTCTAGACTTTATTCAAGAATGGGTAGATTTCAATAACCCTGATAAAGAGAATAAACGTAAGGCAACACAAGATGATTTCGATTCGTTTTAGAAAGGAGTGAAAAATGGCTAAAAAAATAAGTGGGATTACTATTGCAATTGGTGCTGATACAACTGGTGTCACTAATGGCTTGAAAGATATTGGCAAACAATCTAATTCGGTCAATAGTGAACTTCGAGATGTAGAACGTCTTTTAAAATTGAATCCGAGCAATGTTGAATTAGTCGCTCAAAAGCAACAATTACTTTCTAAACAAGTTGAATTAACTACAAAAAAACTTGATGGGCTCAAAGGCGCACAAGCAGATGTTGAAAGACAATTTAGTAATGGAGATATTGGGGAAGAACAATATCGTGCCTTTCAACGTGAAGTAGTCGCAACCGAAGGGCGCCTAGACCATTATAAGCAATCTTTAAAAGATGTAGAGTCAAGTAGTGGTGAAGCTGGAAATGCGACAAAAGGCCTTAGTGGTAAGTTTGATGAATTAGGTGGTTCAGTTGAAGATGTTGGCGAAGCTGTAAAAGGTGGAGTACTCATGGAAGCGGCTGACCAGCTTTCACAAATCGGTGATAAGATTGTAGAAATTGGTGATAAAGCTAAAGATTTTGCGTTAGAAACTGATGAAAGTTACGGGAAACTCTATGCAACAACAAATTTAAGTGGTCAAGCGTTAGAAGATTTAAAAGGTGTTGCTCAAGATGTTTTTAAATCTGGTGTTACTGATTCGATTGATGAAGCAACTGAAGCAACTGCTATTATGAAACAAGGTTTTAAAGATTTAGATGACACAAGTCTAGCTAAACTTACTTCTCAAGTGATTTCATTAAGCCAGAGAACGGGTACAGATGTACAAGAAAATGTTACTGGTACTACTCAATTAATGAATGCTTTCGGTCTTGATTCACAAAAAGCTTTTGATTTAGTTGCCGATGGATATAAGAACGGGCTAAACGCATCGGGTGACTTCATGGATACTCTTAATGAGTATGCTCCGTTATTCCAACAAGCTGGATTTAGCGCTCAAGATATGCTTTCCACTATGAAAAATGGTTTGAGTAATGGAGCAATGAACACTGATAAAGTTGCGGATGCTGTAAAAGAATTACAAATTCGCTTGGGTGACGGTTCATTTGAAGCTAATATGGGAACATTTAGTGAGGCTACTCAAAATTCATTTAAGAAATGGCAAGAAGGAAAAGCAACTGTCGCAGACGTAGCTCAATCTATTCAAAAAGATTTGAATAAAATGAGCCCAGAAGATAAACAAAAAGCCCTTTCTGCTTTATCTTCTCAGTTTGAAGATTTAGGAACAAAAGCTGGTGGTTCATTATTTAATATTGGAAAAGAATTTGATAATGTTAATGGTAAGCTTGACGAAGCAGCACAAAAAACAGCTTCTCAAGAATGGCAGGGCGCATTAAATGAAATGCAAGCGGCTCTTTTGCCAATAGGAACAGATATTTTAAATGCTTTGCTTCCAGTTCTTCAAATATTAGGGGAGTTGGCACAATGGTTCAGTAATCTTCCCGGACCAGTTAAAACATTTGTAGAATCTTTTGGTGGGATATTAGCTATTGTCACCCTACTTGCTCCTGTCATAGCTGGCATAGTAGCACTTTTTGCACTTTTTGGCTCAACCGTTGGGGTTGTAATGGCCGTAATTGTAGCTGTGATTGCGGTAATTGCAGGGATCATTACTGCAATTAAGAACTGGGGAGCAATAACTGACTGGTTCAGTGATAAATGGGACGGTTTGAAAAAGTGGTGGTCAGATTTTTGGGGACAATTTAGCAGCCCAGTCGATGGTGCTTTCAAGTGGCTCGAACAATCTATAAAAACAATTTCTGCTTTCATGTTTGGTTCATTCGATGATAAGGTTAATGCTATTAAGAATTTATTTAAGTTTCTAAAACTCAAGTTCCCTAAAATAGACATTCCACATATTCCTATGCCTCACTTTTCGTTTTCTGGCACATTTAATCCTTTGAAAGGAAAACTTCCTAAAATAGGAGTAGATTGGTTTGCAAAAGGTGGAATTTTAACTAAACCAACTGTGTTTGGCCAAAACGGTAATTCACTTATGGTAGGTGGAGAAGCTGGGAAAGAAGCAGTTGCGCCCTTGAGTGATTTAATGGGGTATGTTGAAAAAGCAGTCGCCAATCAATTAGGAAATATTGGTGGAGATGAAATTCATCTTCATTTAACGACTTATGGAGCAATGCCAAAAGAAACAATGGATCAAATGGCAGAATATATGATGTATAAATTGGGAGACTTAAATAAGCAGAAAGGACTTGGATAGATGCTAGATGGTTGGTTTAAAATCGGTAATCATTGGAGCGAAGAATTTCAAATGTTTTTAACTAAGCCTCCAGAAAAAAAGAAAGCTCAACGAATGATAACGCTTGATGAGGTAAGCGGAGTAAATAAACTCGTGATTACTGACAAAGGTTATTATACTAATGTTGAGCATACTCTTGAATGTTTCTATGTTTCACCAGATATGCATTCAATCCAATTTGTCGAAGATTTAATTACAAGTGCGTTAGATACTAGAGGAGAATATGTTGATTTTATCCCATATTATGACCCTAGGTATATCTATAAAGCGGTAGTTATCAATAATCCTACTTTTTCAGGGAACATCTCAGGTATGAGAGGTGTTCCTTTTACTTTTGATATTAGTTTTGCACCTTTCAAGTATAGAGTGGGAGGTGAAAGAGCGATTGAGATCAATAAACCTCAACAACTTTATAATCCAGAGCGATATGAAAGTTATCCATTAATCAAAATTTATGGTCAAGGTAATCTATCTATTTTTATTAATAATCGTGAGACGAAGTTGAAAAACATTGAAAACACGATTATTATTGATTCTAACGAGGATGTAATGGAGGTTTATAAAGAAAACAATGGTGAGTTGATTAATTTACACGATAATTTTGTAGGAAGTCAAAATTTTCCCTACTTAGATTCTGGAATGAACCAAATTTCATGGAATGGAAATGTTTCAAAAATAGAAATAGAACCGAGGTGGCAAACAAAGATATGAAACCAGTTTTATATGAACCTAATATTAAAGATTTTGAAAATAACGGGGGCATTGCTACGCTTGCAGATTGCCGTTCTTTGAAGGTGACTGAAGAAGCCAACGGCTCTTATATTGCTGAATTAACTTTTCCAATAACAACAAAATATAGTGAATATTTGGAAGATGTGAATTATCAAATCAAATGTAAGCCAAATGATTTAGATGACTATCACGTTTTCTATATTTATACGCACTATAAAGACATGGCCACTGGTCTTCTATACGTTACTGCTAAATCTCGGACGATGAAATTAGGAAATCGGACAGTTAAAAATGTTGTAATTGATAATCAAACTGGAATTCAAGCCATGGCACTCTTGCATGATGGAATGGATTTAGAAAGTGATATCGAAATGTTTTCTGATATCACAACTATTTCATCTACTCATTTTGAAGTTTCTAATCCACTTGAGTGCATTAAAGGAATCGATGGTTCATTAAATCAGCGCTATGGGGGTGAAATTAAACACGAACCGAATCGGATTTCTTTACTAAAAAGACGTGGAAAAGATAATGTTACAACCATACGCTATCGAAAAAACCTCGAAGGATTCAAACTTGAGCTAAATTGGGATGGATTAGTTACTCGTATATTTCCTTACGCAGATGTTCAAAATTCAAATGGGAAAACTGAAAGAATCTATGGCAATAAAGTAGATTCTCAATATATAGGGAATTATGATGGCGAAGTATATGCTCGACATATTCAATTTACAGAAGACCAAGGGGTTACTGATACTTCAACATTAAATAAAGTAGCTAGTAAATATTTTACTTCAATGAATGCAGGTGTTGATAAACCCAAAGTCAGTGCGGAAGTGAATATTAGAAAATTAGATAACCATACCAAGTTCAAGAACTTTAGACAACTTGGCATTTTTGATTCATTTACTGTTTTTCATGAGCGATATAGTATTAATCTTGAAATGACTGTAAATAAAGTGGTTTATGACGGTTTACTTGAACAGATAGAATCTATTGAAGCGGGAGACCCTAAATTTACATTTTTTGAAGAACAACAAAATCAATTTACTGAGGTTATGAAAAAAGTACCCACAAAACAGTATAGTAGTGTATTTACTGATTATGTTACGAAAATTATCAGTGGTAATGATGGTGGGAATGTTATTTGGCACCCAAAGGAACGACCTACTGATTTATTTTTTGTTGATGGAACAACTTTGGAAGATTCAAAACAAGTGTTACGAATTAATAAGAGTGGTATTGGTTTTAGTTCAACAGGATGGAAAGGACCTTTTAATACGGCTTGGACATTAGATGGAACATTTGTAGCAGATTTTATCAGGGCAGGAACTCTTAATGCCGATTTAATAAAAGCAGGCATATTAGCTGGTATTCTTGTTCAAGGTAATGTTTTGAAATCCATTGGTGATAGTTCTTTCTACCAATCTGTGATGTCAAACGGTAAATTCATGATTGAACAGTATAAAAAGACTGATAGTGTAGATTACTCAAAACCTAACTGGGAAGACACCGTTCATGGCGCTGAAATTGGAGGATTTGTTGGAACTTATGGAGATGGGAAAGCCAATGGTTCGGCTATCCTTAATTTCCCAGGTTATATTTTTTCAATTAATCAGTCTAATAATAATGGTGGCTCAGTTCCAGTTTTTCAAATTCCAGCTGATTCTACAAAAGACAAGCCTAAATATAATTTATTTGGAGCAGGTACGCTTGAAGGAGATATTAACATCAAAGGTAACTTTTATGTTAATGGCGTAAAAATCGATACTAACGGTGGCGGAAACTCTGGTGGTGGTGATACAGGTTGGAATGGGAAATACCCACCAGAAGTCACGAGTGACCGTGATAAACGCTACTGGCAAATCTGGGCAATGGCAATTGGAGCTGGTTTTT